GCAAAATCAAAAGATAGTTTTTATTTATCCGTAGAAGCATTTATAGAAGAACAGTCAGCAGGAAAATCCAGCATTGCCATTGAAAAACGCCTATCAAGGCATGTCATAGAAGACCAGCTGCTTATGGCTATCGGTGTATTTTAATTATTAGCGTGGAAAAATCATGAAAAAACAGCTGTTGTTGGCGCAATTTGCATCAACGCCTTGGGCTCTTACGCCTGATTATTTGTCGCTGATGGCCGGTGTTTTAACGCGCTGGTCATTAGAAGTGCCGGTTTCTGCAGATATCATGGCAAAGATTGACGACGATAAGCAGACAGTGGCCGTTAGACAGTCAAAAATGGGCCAGAATGGGTCAATTGCGGTCATTCCAGTTTATGGGTTATTAACTCAGCGGCCACCTAAAGACATTAGCGGCTCCGGCGGAACATCAACACAATTAATAGCATCCGCCATTAAATCAGCTGCCAATGATCCCAGTATTTCACAGATTTTGCTTGATCTGGACGGACCTGGAGGCAGTGTCTATGGCACGGCTGAAACAGCTAATGTTATTTATCAAACACGGGCAATTAAACCTGTTATCGGTATAGCCAATAGCATGGCGGCCAGCGCAACTTTTTGGCTTGGTTCGCAGTGCAGTGAGTTTTATTGTACTCCAGGCGGGGAGGTCGGAAGCATTGGCGTGTATACCGCACATCGTTTTATCGGCAAGGCAATGGAAGCTCAAGGCATTGAAACTACGTTGATAAGTGCTGGTAAGTACAAAGTTGAGGGAAACCCGTTCGAGCCACTATCAGATGAGTCAAAAGCAGCCATCGAAGCGCGTGTTTTGGATTATTACGGCATGTTTACGGCAGCCGTTGCGCGTGGTCGTGGCGTTAATATCTCAAAAGTAAGAGAAGGAATGGGACAAGGTCGTATGTTAGGTGCTAAGGAAGCAAGGGCAGAAAACATGATTGACGGCATCATGACATTTGATGATCTGCTAGAAAAAATGAAAGGTTCGGCAAAGCCTAACCGGTCAAAATTAGCCGCTGCGCAGCGTAACTTAACACAAGCATTAAACGATAGATAACGTTTATACCGCTATCAACCTGTTACCGTATTTTAATAATTAAGTATATTTAACCAAACCGGCCCGCGCAAGCGGGTTTTTTTATGCCCGGCGATTTGCCGGATTAGTAACGTCCCGCACGTGCGGGCATATTTTAAGTGAGTAAAAAACCATGCGAACTAGTAAAAAACTTCGCGATCTACAGGCTAAAAAGGCCGGTTTGGTCGCTTCCGCCCGCGCGTTGACCGATTTGTCAGATAAAGAAGCGCGCGATTTAACTGATGACGAAAGCGCACAATTTGAAGCGCTCAGCAATCAGATCAGCAGCATAAATGCCGCTATTGATCGCGAAAGCGCTTTGATTGCCGAAGAGGCAAGCATCGAAGTCGGCGCAAACGGCACGTATATCGAAACGCATGATCTTTCTCTGAATGATCAAAAGCGCGGCTTTAAAAGCTTTGGCGAATTTGCTCAAGCTGTGCAAATGTCTACAACCGCGCGAAATTTAACTGATAACCGGCTTTTAGCGGCTGCGCCTTCCACATTCGGCAACGAGTCAAGCGGCCCTGATGGTGGTTTTTTGGTTCCACCAGAATTCAGCCGCGAAATATTCACCCTGGCGCAAACCGAAGACGCATTGCTTCCTCTGACTGATAACATCGATATCGCCAGTAACTCAATGGTCTTTCCAAAAGACGAAACAACGCCGTGGGGAACTGATGGCATACGCGCCTATTGGCAGGCAGAGGCTTCTGCGGCAACCGCAACCAAGCCAAAACTTGGGACAACAATCTTGAGACTTCAAAAGTTGTTTGCATTAGTTCCGCTGACCGATGAGTTGGTGTCAGATACTAACGCGCTAGATTCTTACCTGCCAGGCAAAGTGGCCGATTCAATTCGCTGGAGAGTTAACGAGGCGTTATTGTTCGGTAGCGGGAACGGTCAGCCATTGGGTTGCTTTAACTCAGGCGCTGCGCTTGTGCAGGCTAAAGAAGGCGGGCAGGCAGCAAATACAGTATTGCTGGCAAATATTACAAATATGGTTGCGCGTTTGATACCGGGTTGTTATCCGCGCTCTGTTTGGTTAATTGCGCCTGACGCTTTGCCGTCATTATTTGGTTTAACGCTAGGCAACTATCCGATTTATTTGCCTATCAATCAAGGCGCACAAGGCAGTCCATACGGAACATTAATGGGCAGGCCGATCATGGTCAGCCAGCACGCGTCGGCATTTTCTGCGCAGGGCGATATTATGTTGCTTGACCCTACTTATATTCGGTCGATAACAAAAGCTGGCGGTATTCAAACAGCGACATCGCTGCACCTTTATTTTGATGCCGATGCAACGGCTTTCCGTGCAACTTTCAGAGTTGATTCGCAGCCGAAAATAGCTGCTCCTGTCACACAGGCTAAGGGCTCTAATCAGCTTTCTGCCTTCCTTCAATTAGCAGCCCGCTAGCAATTAGCGGACCTCTAATAGCTGGTTAATCTTTCATTTTTGGAGTAATTAACAATGTTACCAAACAACAAAATTTCCGATGCGCAGGCGGTACTTGCCAATATCCCGCCTGTTTCGCAGGGCGTTGGAACGGCTGTGTCTGGCTGGGTATCAATAAAAAATGCACATGCCATTATAGGACTTATTAGCGTTGGCGTATTTGGCGCTTCTGCAACGGTTGATGCCAAGTTTCAGCAAGCAACAAGCGCTGCCGGTGCCGGTGCAAAGGATATCACAGGCAAAGCCATTACGCAGTTATTAGCAGCAGGCGGAAACAACCGGCTTACAGAAATCAATGTCAGGCCGCAAGACCTGGATACTAACGGCGGGTTTTCGTTCGTTCAGTTGTCTGTAACGGTCGGAACTGCAGCAACGCTGATCAGTGCCGAGGTGTTGGCGTCTACACGCTACTTGCCTGCATCAGACCTTAACGCTGCAGCCGTTGCGCAAATAGTCGCATAACATGCCATTAAAACTGATAACGCCGCCGACCGTATTGCCTTTGCATGTCGCTGACGTGCGCCAGCATCTTAAGGTTGATTTAACCGATGACGATAATTTAATCGTTAATGTTTATCTTCCTGAAGCGGTTGCTGCTGCACAGATGGAAACACAGAGGCAGTTAGTGTCGGCGCGTTATCAGTATATCCTGGACGCTTTCCCAGGCCCTAGTTTGATGGGTGTGCCGTTGAATCATGCATTCAGCATTCCGGCGCATGCCGTGCAAATGCCGATATCGCCGGTGATTCAGATCGTCAGTATTCAATATACAGCGATGGACGGCAGCACACAGACGATGCCTAGCACTGATTATGTGATCGATCAGACCTGTAACCCGGCACGAATTACGCCTGTATTTGGCAAAATTTGGCCTATTACGTTGCCGCAAATAGGGTCGGTGCGCATTACGTTTGATGCTGGGTATGTGGCTCAATTTGTGGTTGATTCAGCGGCTGATACCGTTGCAATCAGCGGATGGAAAACGTTGTCTGTAGGCGATACCGTAAGGCTCAGCAATTCCGGTGGTTCGCTTCCTGATCCGTTAAAGCCTAAAACAGATTATTTTATTCAATCCATCACCGGCGCTGGCGTTTACAAGCTTTCCTCATCATCCGGCGGCAGCGTGATTGATTTAACTAATGCAGGCACCGGTCAGCATTTTATCGGGCAAACCGGCCTTAATGATGGACATGGTGAAATACCAGGCGGCATTCTTGGTTGGATGTTAATGCAAGTTGAAAGTCGTTATGCATTCCGCGGCGCTTTGATAAATACGCCCGGTACCATAACAAAAAACCCGTTTATTGATCGTATGCTGGATCCATTCAGGATTGTATTGCAATGACCGCTGTCGTTGTCAAATGGCCTGATGCTGGTGAGTTGGTTAGGCGCGTTACGATTAGGCGCTGGACAGATACTGCCAATGCTGGTTTTGGAATCGATCAAACGTTTGATATTGGCATACAACGTTGGGCAAAGATAGAGCCTGTTGTAGGTGTTGCTTATTGGGGCGCCAAGCAGATTGGTGAGGAAATAACGCATCGTATTTGGGTGCGTTATGGCACTGGTACCAAGCCTGAAGATATCACCGGGCAGCATGTGATTGATCATCAACTCGGCAATCGCCGTTATCGAGTCATAAGAACGACAAACGCCGGTGATGCGCAGCGTTATACGATGATTGAGTGTAAGGATTTGGGGGCTATTGTATGAGCGAATCATTACATGTAAATATTGAAATAGATGGTTTTACAAGAATACATTTTGAAAAAAGAGAGCTTAAAAAAGCCATCAGAAAGGGCGGCAATGTTGTTTTAAAAGAATCTCGTCGATTAATTTCTAGCAGAGCTATATCAGGTAGTGGTCAATTTCCTGGTATGGATTCTGGAACAATGCGAAAAGCTATTAAAGTTAAGGTTGGCTCTGGTGGTGGATATGTGCGAGTTATGCCATATATGACCGAAGAAATGAGGGCAAAGACAATGGATAAAAATGGAAAATCTTATTTTTACCCGGCGTTTTTATATTATGGAACTAGCAGGGGATTAAGGCCAAGAAAGGATTTTATGGTTGCAGCGCTCGACAATAAACAAGCTGAGATTCGCGCAGCCATATCGCAAGCTTTAAGAGACGCGCTTCGATCAGCATGAATTTAAATTTAGTCATCAATCAGCTCCGCACTTATTGCCCATCATTCGGCGGTCGCGTTGCCGGTGCAGCGCGATTCAAACGACTGGATGAAAATACCGATTTAAACGTTCCGGCTGCTTATGTAATCCCGCTGGACGACAGCCCAGGCGATCGCATGAGTTTAAACGATGTGCGCCAGCCATTGATCGAATCATTT